GTGCGTATGCAATCTTCTTAGCAAGTAATGCTGCAACCTGTGGGTCAACCTCGGCATCTAGCATCCAGTATGCGTGCCAGTGCCCCTCTGATGTTTGTACAGAGATTGATGGTTCGACTAGAAAGTTCTCCGGAGCACAGGTGTCTGCATCTGCATAGATAACGTGAACAGTCTTAGCGTTCTCCTTGATTCGGCGTGGTGCATTGAATAGGATTGGAGAATAGTAGACATCGCTCTTGGCGTTCTCGGTTGCGAATGCAACCATTACATCTTTGTCTTGTGGGTACTCAAAGAACTTCTGGTTAGTAAGTTCCCCACCCGGCCCCTTTGTCACAATTGTAGCAAAGCCACTTGCACTGCCATATATGGCTGTCAAGAAATCTGTTGTCTTCACTTATCCTCCTTTCTGCTAGTTTCTCTCTCGCTGCCCCACCTGGACTCGAACCAGGAACTTCGAAGTTAACAGCTTCGCACTCTGCCAATTGAGTTATAGGGCAATGGTATTACTCGTGCCACCTGCGGAATCGAACCGCATCACACGCACAAAGGAGGAGAGAGAAAAACGTGGAACCCAGTGGTGGCTTGTAGGCTAGTTTAAAGTCATAGCCCAGGACTGCCCATTTGGATTTACACCCAAACGTCATCTACTGGTTTAGCACCAATAGCATCTAGTGCTGATGCAGCACCGCTAGTTGGCTTATCAAAGCCAGCGACCTCGTTGCGAGGCTGACCATTCTGGTCTGTGCCAACCTTGACACGAACCCCGATTGGCTTACCTGCTAGGTCTAGTGGGTTTGGAACTGTGAAGTCACCGGTCTTCATGTCAATGCCTAGAGCCGAGAAGAAGCTCTTGGTCTTCCAGAAGTCATTAGCAACATACAACGGAACATATGAGAAGACTCGGCGGTTATTGTACTTGCCATCGGTGATACTGAACTGGACATTGAAGCGAGGCTTACCCTCGTTAGGTCCTGACTTTACGTTCTCGGCCTTTACCTCAAACACAGTAGCGTTATAGCTACCCTCTGGTACTGGTTCGAATGACCCACCCTTGTCTGCTAGAGACTCTGCGGTGATGCCTGTGATTTTAATTGTGCTCATTATTTTTTACCTCCTTGATTGATTAGTTCAATGATTTGCTTCATTGATGGGTTGTAGATTTTGCCCGGAAGACCAAAGCGGTTCTTGGTAACTAGGCGGTCAGACTGTCCAACTACTAGCACACGCTGGGGCTTGCCCTCTTCGCTTGCTTCGATAGTCATGTAGCCTACGATGTCTGGGATACCTGGTAGCGTTGCCTTGAATGAACCCGGTAGCATCGCTGTTGTCTTTACAGCACCAGTCGTGTCATCCTTGTCATCTAATGCGTGAGCAATTAGGATGCTAACAAATGGGGCAGTGTGGAATGTGCGGAAGATTTCATTCGCCCAGTTCTTTAGGTCTCCCCACTTGCCGAACTTGTTGCCCTGATTCTCCGGCTTTTCGCCAAAGAACTTCTCTGCTCGGTCCATCACGACACCGATAGTGTCAATGATGACAGTCTTATACTTGTGCTGTCCAGCGATTAGCCAGTCATACACAGCTTGGAACTGCTCGTGCTTGTCAACTGCGATTACGTCCACATCCTTGAAGTCACGAGCGATAGCAGATGAGCCACCCTCGGCATCAATCAGTAGGACTGGTCCGAACTCCGCAACCTCCGAGATAGATGCTGCAAGCCAAGTCTTACCTCGTCCTGCATCACCATAGAATAACATACTCTTTGGGCGGTTCATTACTTCAGCCTTGTGAATCATCTTCAAAAAGGCTGGCTCTGGGAAAGCCGTGGCTCCCTTTGTATCCTTTGTATCAGTCATTAAATCCTCCTTACAGATTTGTTGAGACCAACATTATAACACATATTTGATAATTGTAGTCAAATATGTTTGGCGTGTCGCTAGATTCCTATTGAACACTTGAAGCATTCTGGATGTGGCTCAAACTCGTTTGGATGTGCACCGTTCTCTAGTGCTTTCCAAATACTTACTAACCTATCCCACAATGCAACTGCGAATGATTCGTCATACTTCGTTGGAAGTACATAGATATCATTCTCATACGTACCATCTCGATTGATAAAGACCAAAGCAATATCCTCAATCACAGTGCCTGCTTGGTTTAGGCCCCATGCGTAAAGGTTTGCTTGTCCTAAGTACTTCTTGACTGTGTATTCCGAAGCCCCATCGAGCTTGATTCCGTCTACATAGTTTTGAAGTGCCTTTATCTTTTTGCGAGATGTTGTCTTCCAGTCTACGAGAAGCCTATAATCAGCCAGAACCAAATCTGGCTTACTAGAAACAGTGCCATAGCCTTCAATAGTTCCGAGTACGATTTTTCTTTCGACAATAGCATTACTGAATATGCTGTCACTGCTAGTGCTAATGGCAGATTCAATAAAAGAATGAATTGCAGTACCAATCTTTCCTCCCATCCAATACTTAGCCGGTGCTTCTTCTGTCCCGACTAATGCGTGAGCCAAGTGACGAGTGCAAGGGTCAGAAATCTGAGATGCCCCAACCTTCTGCTGCTTGTCTCGTTCTGACTCCTGAAGGAATAGTCCGACAGTTGCATCTTTAATTTGGTTTGATGTCAAATTCATCGAACAGTTCTCCTTCATCTTGGTCAAAGTGTATGCCACCCCAGATACCTGCGGTAACATTGTCAGCTACTGCGTAGTCATAACATTGCTTTATCAGAGGGCAATTGTAACACATTTCTTCCGCTTTGTCAATAGTAACTTCAATTGATTTATCTGCGTAATACTCTGGCTTACCGGCACAAGGTGTCGTATGTAACTCCAGCCCATGCTGTAATGCTCTCCACTTTTCTTCTGCTTCTGGACTCATTGAATCAAAGAGTTCAAACGCTGGTTGCTTATCTTTCTTTAGACGAGCAATGCCACCGTTCTTATCCTTGTTCCGCTGGTACTTCTCTCGTGCGTATTGCTTTCTACATTCACGACATACTCTCGCATTATCGTAAGCACGAGTGAATGTGTTTTCCTCTGTGAACTCATGCCCCTTAGAGCAATGTGTCCCCCTAGGCTTCCTCTTGAACTTGTAGTCCACCATCACTCATCAACTCCTCAATTGGGTCATAGACAATCTTATGAATCTCGTTAGCTAACTCCATTGGGTCAAGCTCTACGACATCCTCAAGCATATCTTTCAAGAGGTTGATTCTAACATTAGCCTCCGACATTATGACATCTCGTGCCCATTCTGCCGGTGTCCACTGCGGTGGGTAGAGTTCCTTGTCTCGCTTCCACAGTAGGTAATCCTCAATCATCTTAGTTTCCATTTACTGGCTTCTGTTCCTGTGGTTGTGCTGGTGGTGAAGCTGGTTCTTGGCTTGGTAGGGGCCATGGATAAGTTTCCTGATACCACTGCTCTTTCATCTGTCCCATTTGTTCCTCCTGTCTGTGGCATTGACATCCACATTTGCGATTGTAATGTTCTACTGGACACTGGTGGTGGTGTCCGGTTAGACACCACCCCATTATGTTTGTACCTATTCTTACTCCATGTTCCTAATGGTTACCAGAGACCTGATAATACCGCCAATAACATCCTGAGTAGCCCACTCTGGTTTAGTTTCTATTAGAAACTTTATTTCTTCATCAAGTCTAGCCAGTATTTGATTACGTTCAAACATTCGACCAGAGTTAAAGGTTTCTTCTTCAGTAGGGTTTTGTTGTTCGTTTTCCATTTTATTCCTTTTCTTCTATAGTGTTGATAGTTATAATTTTATACTAACCAGCCAGTTAGGTTAGTTCCGATTTCTTTTTATCCTTTTTCATTTGCCGATAGATACGCATTGCTCCATTGAAATCATATAGCCAGCCCAAAAGTGAACCAAATAATCCAATCAAGCCAAACACAATAGCAATTTCCAGCGTTGCACCAAATAGTATATCAACTTCTAGTGGACCACCAAGTAAACTAATCATTTGTTCTCTCCCTTGATAAGAGCGTCATTGTGCCAAGTCAAAAGAATTTTGCCTTTGTAATCTTTTTGAATATGAACCGCAGCAAGCTGAAACCCTAGTGCAGGCCATGGTTTGGATGGCGTTGGAACACAGAAAATTTCTCGAACACCAAAACCCATCTGTTTTATGTCAAGCATCCGCCTTTTAGTTGTGTAGTGATTGATTGTTGTTAGATACACAACATTGTCAGCAACTTCCATACCTTTGACTAGAAATTGACGCATTTTTGACCACGGCGGATTTGTCACAATCCAATCAACTTTTCCCTCATAGGTAAGAAAATCACGACCTTCTGAGATTTCACACCAATCTTTGATATCTGATTGGCATTGGTCAAAAAAAGCCCCATTCCCTTTACAGGGGTCTAAATAACTTCCTGCAATATTGAAGTGATTGAGAATGTCAGCAGCCAGCCAATTTGGTGTCATTACCAAATCCTTATCCGGTGTATTTGATTTTGGAACGAATCCAGCCATTTATTTTGCTCCCTTTATTTGAGCAATACATTCCTGATAAGTCATGTCGCTATCTTCCCACCATAGTTCTAGTAGTTTGATAATGCGTTCGCGTTCATCTGCTCTAATCTTATTCTCGATAAACAGTATCTCGTTCTCTGAGTACATCACTTGCCCTTCCTCAAACTTGCGTTCATATCTAACTGTCGTTGCACAAGGGTAGATAGCTGTCCCTCGTCATATGTATCTCGTGCCACTATATCGTAAATCTTCACAATACCTTTCTGCCCTCGTCTGCGGATGCGGTCCACAACCTGCTGGTTCATTAGGTTGCTATCGCTGTGGCTCAACCAAACGATTGTGCTACATACATCCTGCAAGCCATCTACTCCCTCTGCGATTGCTGATACCACTGCAACGATGTACTTGATTTCACCTCGCAAGAACTTCTGCTTGGCTTCCTCTCGTTGCTTCTGGTTTGCCTGACCCGACCACTCAAATGCTTGGTCTCCTAACCGCTTGGCTACGA